ATTGACCATGCTAAATATGAGTCCCAAGCAAATCGCACGGGTATTGTCCGCAATCAAAAAAGTCGTCAAAGAACGCTTGACTGTCGATGCCTTAAATGAGGTGACAACCGCAGGCGTTGGCGTTGGGGATTATACCCCACCATTGGGCATGACTCGCCGAGATTCCGAGAAGTTTAGCACTCGCACGGCCATGTTAAAACAATTTGACCAGTGCACTTTACATATGGGCCGCAAAGGTATGCTCCAACATTGTCGGAAGATGGGCTTATCCCTTGGTCATTTAAAAGATGATGATATCCGAAAAACTTTAAATGGAATGTCCGTCCGCAATAAACGCAAATTTATGGAAGTGGCATCTGGTGACGGAGATGGAGACCCCGGTAGATGAAAACTTTATATGCTGAAAAATCAATAGCGACTCCGTTTGCAACCGATAAATTTTTTGACCTGCCAGGCCATCTCGCCTCTTGGGTCGAGAAAAAGGGTCGCAAAAAAGTGGAGGTCGCCGAAGATGGGGAGAGTTGGATATTTAAAGTAAAAATGTTGACCCCGGAAGACTTGCGGGTGCTTGTAATAAACCGACTTGATGGTATATCCATCCAGAAAAATAAACTATTTGTAAAGGTGCGAAAATAAATAATTTGAAGACCTTTTACCAAATATTGAACGAATCCATTACCACGGATTTATTGGATAACGTCCTTAAACATTTGCAAGATTTAGGCCGGATGTGGAAGCGAAAATATCCTGACGAAGGCGTTGATACCGAGTATGTTGCGGTTACTTTTGATCGAGACCACTATGCAATCGGATTTTTACAATGGGCCGATAAACGTGGGCAGATTATAAAGGGCTCAAAAACGGTTCCAAAGGAACTCAAAGGTCAAACCAGATGTCAAGTTCATGGATGCTTTTATAATTCTCTCGACTTTATGCATCGCTTCGGTGACCGATTTCCAAAGGTAAAATTGGCTTATGGCATATCATTTGACCCACGGGGATATAGCGAGATGAAGCAGGCGGTCAGGCAAGACCCCGAAAAGGAGCAACTTTTACAATTCTCAACCGGCCATCATACAACAATTCATGCTTTTTTGGTAGATGGCAAAAAGGTCATTGACCCGACTATGGGCCGGACGAAAAACTTTTATTATTATGAGACCGTGCCGGAAAAGGTATGGCGTAAATTTAATTATAAAGAGGATGACCCTGGATGGAATGCAAAGCAGTTCGCAGATTTCATTCGCAGGGATATTGAGAAAAAACAAAATAAGTTTCCTTTTGCAAAAATGTTTAATAAAATAGGCGGAGTTAATTAATGGGTAACCAATTTTTCAAACATCACGTTGACCCTGACGACCCCGAATACAAATTATTCCGGGGACTTGCCAATGAGGTCGCTGAAATATACGGCATAGACTTTGTCTTTTTGCAGAGAAAAGTCGTTAATCCTGACGATATATTCGGGGAAGACTCTACCAATAAATTTGATACTAATAAACAGATTACCTGTTATATCGAGAATTTTCAGCAGTTTGAAGGCAATGGCGACCTATTTGGCAAATTTGGTTTTACCATTGATGACCAATTAATACTGGTGGTCGGCGTTGATACATTCCGGACCGCAACCGGCTTCGAATTCCCATTTGAAGGAGACCTATTATACCATCCAGTCTCGCAGAAATTTTTTAAAGTCGATCACGTTTCCCGGCCGCAGGGCTTTTATCAATTCGGGGCAGGCCAGATGATGTTTCGCCTTACAACAACCCTGTTCAAATATTCGCATGAGCGTTTCGAATTTGATAAAAACGGCATGGTTGACAATATTGATGATTTTATGAATAACATCGGTAACGATTCTGAGTCACCGGCAGAGGCCGACCAAGCAAATGAAGAGGCTGATGATATACTGGACTTTGATGAGTCAAATATATTTGGGGACAAATAAGGAAGATAAATGAATTGTAAGAAAGGACTCAAAAATAAATGAAACTTAATTGGCCTGGAAGATAAGAATAAACCAATACTGTGAGGAAACTATGAAAAAATTAATCCTTATCCTATTCGTTATATTGGCAATGACATTGGGCGGCACAATTGCTATAAATTCAGCGGGTGCAAAATTCCCTCCGCCAGAACTGATGGTAAATATCGCAACATGCCCTTCGGAGGATGCTTATATATTTGATGGTTGGCAGTGGTGGGCTTTAAAAGGCGGTGCAGTATCGAATTATTATAATCGGATGACCATTAAAAAGTTTTTAGAAGAAACAGAACGGGCCGGTTCCCCGGCAGATTTAAAACAATGTCCTCCGGCGAATGGCAATATGAGAAACAGTATGGGTGATACTTTAAATATTCCGATGGGATGGTTTGATGATGAGGATAACTGGTTTACTCAAGAAGAATTTGATAAAATTAAGGAAAAATCCCGCACGGACAGTTTAAATCAACTATAAGGTAAATATATTTGAAATAACTAAAAAAGGAGAATGAATATGAGTTTAGTAAAATGCAAGCATAGTTTTGGGAATACGAAATACAGATATAATGACCCCATAACTGGCGAAAAGGTCGAAATCGCTTTGAAAAAAGGCGTGATGTGTTTTGTTGATGAAGAAGTCGCCAAGGCATTTCCGGATAATTTTAAAATCCAGGCCGAACCAAAGGCCGAAAAATTAGATCCCGTGGATGAGGGCGATGAGGGCGAAAAAGACGCTCCTGTGGCCTCTGACACGCCGCCAGATGCTGAAAACCCTCCGTTAGATGCCGAAAATGATCCGGATGAATCGGAAAAGGCCGAAATCGACCTGAAAAGGCAGATTATGAACTTCATCGACAAGAGCGAACTGGATGAATATGCCAAAACACTGGGCGTTGAACTCGATGGCCGCAAATCCCTGAAAAAGATGAAATCGGTATTGATAAAGGAATTGGAACTTTAAACCGTGAAAACTTTTAGACAAATCTTGGAATTTATTCCTGCTTCGGAATCGTATGCGTTAACTGGGTCGGATAATATAGTCATTGCCAAAGGTAACAAAAAGGAAATGCACAAATTAAGAAAAGAAAAGGGCAGTGGTTATACCGTATGGAATGCTCCGGCATCAAAAGTCGGCGATAAATTACGATGAACGAGCAATTAATTCAACAAATGGTGGCATCTATTGCCCCTGAGTTGTGGTGGCTTTTTGTGCAGATGGTGGTAACCGGAATCTTCATGCTTGCACTTTATAAAGTCATGAATCAATTCGTGAACTATTTCTTTATCCGGTTCGACAAGGAAATTTCAAAAAACGTGGGCGTTATTGTTGATGGGCGGGAGGCTTATATTGCTCATATAAGCCTCCGGCACGTTATTGTGCGGTTTGATGATAATGATAATGAAATGATTATTCCCCTGAGTAAAGTTTTAAGTGATAAATGGGAGATTATAAGACGAAAGAAAAAATAGGCGGCACTCCCGTGACTTTCGAATACCGTTGCACTCGATATCCAAACTGCAAGTTTACCCTATCTCCAGTTTTTAAAATCCACAGGAATAGTGCACTAAAAAAGTGTCAGAAATGCGAAACCGGCCATATGCGTGATATAACACCGAAAACCAAATGGTCAATGAAATATCCTATCAATGATTTTTTCATGCCGAGTGGAATGATAAATAAAATAACGAAGATTTAATAACGGCGGTGATGCTGACCGGCTTTAAACTCCCTCTCTCGATGACCGACAATATAATCAGACCGAAATGTCGACCAATTTTTTCGCCGGATGTCCATCCGATAGCGGTCTCCGATTTTTACAAGGCGGGTTTTATTGTCCGGTGAATACCACTCAGGGAATCCAAGGCGTTTAATCAGATTGTTTTCTGCAATAAATGTTTTCATATGTCAAATAATTTTGTCCCTCCACATTGCGGACAGGTTAGTTTAATGTAATCTTCTCCGGCACTTTCATCAAAAAACTTTTCCAGGACCTCCTCATTAAGTTCAAAAACCTCCGAACAATGAGGGCATACTGCCTGAAATTTTGCCAGTTCAGCTTCGGCATCATTTATTCTGCCATCTGTATATCCCCATTTATCCACCATTTTTATCAATCTCCTTTTGAAGCATAGCCGTGACCTTTGCCATATGTTCAGGGTCAACCGGCGTCCCAGATGTGTTTAATTTTAAGAAATAGCGATACTTTTGCTCATTGGTTAGTGGATCAGTTTCGGCAATGGATACGGTATAATTATTGAAATGGCTTTTATCGCACCATTTCAATTCGTGATGATATTTACCTCTCCAAGTAAACTGGCCGGTATAGTACTCAACCAAGGTGGTCAGGCGTTGTTTTCCGTCTAACATTTCGTATAGTTTCGGCGTGGCCGGTACGTTGGGATTATCACCCCACGGGCGTTTAATGATGGCAATTTTGCCGATATCCACATTGCGAAACATCGAGCTAATTAGGGCTCGTTTTTGCTCTATCGTCCAGACGTTGCCACGTTGGTATTCCGGCTCAAGGTCGATACCATGCTCCTGAAAATAATAATTGAGCAATGACCGGACGTCCCGTTGGCTATATGAGAAAAATATATCCTCATCCTGCTCAAAGCGTTCTCTGGCATCATCTTCCTCTGCGGTATGATACGGTTGACATTCATACCATGCTAAATAATGGATTTTCCATGAGGACTGGTCGGGAACGTTTCGTCCGGTCTGATACGTGACCGAAAATAATTTGTAATATCTCCCATGTTCAAATGATGCCAAAATTCCAGTCCAGTCCCATGCACCATATTTTACTCTTTCACCGACCTTATAAAAGCGGGTCGGGGTCGGGATATTTTTTCGAGCGGTTTGAATTTTTTCAAATTCAAGCTGTGATTTCAATTTCTTGACGAGCTTTTTCAAATCACGAGCGTCCTTTTGCTCTTGGGTCATTTTAGTCATTTCACATACTCCTTTTACATTTTATCGGCGATGGCCGTGTAATCCTGTATTTCCGTGATAATGATGCGTTTTTCGATTGTGACTTTTGCATTTTTGGTGCGGTTCATAAAGTTCTGGCATTCCCGCACATAAACATTTACTGCGGCGGATACGTCCGTTTGAACCGCATTGCGAACAAACTGGTGACCCGATGAAGTTTTTACTTTTACCTGATACTCCGTTCTTTCGATGATTTTGTTATCTGGCATTTTTAAATCCTTTCAAAGGTATTTATTAAAGTTCCTCTACCATCGGCTCTTCGTCCGACCAGTCCCATTCAATTGTATCGTATTTCATTGACACTTTTGGCGACCAGTTTAAGGTGGTGATTTTAGCCGATTTGATTGTTTCGACTGCATCTTGGCCACTAATGCAAAGTAACCCACCGGCAGACCCCATTACGAGTAAAATTACCCATCCTATTAACATTCTTTTGATTTTATTCATGATATTCATCTCCCCATTGGGTGGGATGGTGAAGGCTTTCATATGCCTTCCAAATTTTAATTCTGAGGGGGATACCTCTCAGGGTCTCATTAAAATGCCCATCCCGTTAAAATGTTATTATACCACAATTATTTACGGTTTGTCAAATCTAAAGTGGCTCTGGCGCACTGCCTTGTATTTCTATTCCCAAACTGCAAGTCGGGCATTTGTGCGGGAAATGTGGGCAGTCCATGCAATCATCCATTGTCGGTTCCCTGCCGGATAATTTTTGCAACCATTCATCTTCGATATCCCGAATTTTTTGCCCCGAATCGTTACCTCTTTTTAGGGCAAAAAGCTCGTGCTTGGTTAGCATGGATGTGCTAAGATATCCGTGCTTTTCGACCAACTTTTTTGTTTTATGGGTCAGCAGGGTTACCACTTTCATTTTTGGGCTCCTTTTAATCCAACATATAGCCATATGCGGCGTATTCTTGTTCGTCATGAATCCAGTCGAGCAGACTTTCTTCGACTTCGGTTTCAGCTTTCGGCAAAAGGCAAATTTCTGCACCAGTTTCTACCATATTAATTTCGGTAATATAAACGGCTTCATCGGATGGCGGCTGATGGCGGGTCATTGCCTCATAAGGTTCGTAATCAAAGTCACATTTTATCTCGATTTCGTCCATCCCGTTTTCGATATAAGTTTTATACATTTTTATTTCTCCCTTACTAATGATATCGGCCATTTAAAATAAAACTTTAGCTTTTTTATGCAAATCTTCGGGCGTCTCTGGCGTTCTCTGCCCATTTGTCGGCGGTGCTTTTCTCTTTTATCGGCTGATAACCGGAATTTTCTTGGGTATGGTGTATAATATTAATGGTCAATATTTCAGTATATTTTTTGCCAAATAACTGGTTGTTGGTATAGGTCTCAAAGCTTACAATCAGTTTGACCCCAACATACCGTCCATCATCCTTTTCAAAAGGTATAAAAAGTTCGGTATCGGAGCAATTTTTAAAATCTACATCGTAAGGATACCGAGCATTTTCGGGTCGGGTCAATTTATATTTGTAAATTTTCATCAAGGCCATCAGGTTTTCTCTGGCCTCTGCCTTTGTTTTACTATATTGTATTTCGATGCCGTAATCACAAGCGTCTGGAAAAAGTTGAGTTTGTCTTTTGGCTAATTCTTCAAAAAATATTAAGTTTTCTTTTGCAGGAAATGCCATGTTTATTTCTCCTTTTGTTGACCGTTTCTTTCCATTCTATAACTGTTATCGGCACTTGTCAACAAAACTTTAGCTTTATTTTAAAATAGTTGCAACTTTTTGGCCATCGGTCCTAATTTAAGAAGCCAAGTTTTCGGAGAAGGTCGTTTTTAAACGGGTTACTTCCACTTTTTATTTGGTTTCTTACTTTGGCGATTTTCTTATCGGCCATATTACGAAGGCCGTCACACTTTTTTTGCACATATTCGTCATAAAGCAGGCAGTCCTGCTCAGTTTCAGCTAAAAAATGGCCGTCATGCGATGAAAAGAATACAGCATCGTGCTTTTTAAATGCTCTATTATGGCATTGACTGAGAAAATATCCGATGTCCCGGCTTGCATCTGCCGGCCCAAACGATTTCTCTGGAAAAATGTTAAAATGCTTTGCAATTTCAAAAGCCTTTACTCTGCGGGGAGCTTGGTCGGCCAGATAAATAATGACATCGTCCTTATTCGGTAAATTGAGTCGTCTTTTTCCCATTTTAAAAATCCTCTATTATGATTAGTTTTTCTTTTGCACGGGTAATTCCAGTATACAACCATCGGGTATAATCGTCATCGCTTTGATGGGAATTTCTTTCATCAAACATGATAACCCGATTCCATTCACTGCCTTGGGATTTGTGCACCGATACGCAATAGCCGAAATCAAAAAGGTCGACTCGGCACTTTCGCTTTTCATCGAGACCCATATAATAATCAGGGTTGTCCGCACGATACATTTTCTCTATCTCGTCCCCAAGTTCCAGTTTGGTTTCGAGCATATTGGATTTATCATATGCATCCTTTGAAAATGTCTTCCCGAATGACTCTTTTAGGGCATACATAAAGACGTCAAATTTTAGGCCATCCATCCGCATTTGGAGGTCATAAAACTCCTTCCCGATCGGGCCAATATTGACCAGATTGCCAATTTGACCGTTCATCACCCCGATGTTTTTGTTATTTTTGAGGCAAATAAGTCGCTCGCCTGGTTTCGGGATGCCGGATAAACCATAGTTTTTACGAATCATTTTGTTTATCTGGACGCGAGTTTTATTCATCCCGCATAAAGCAATGAGGTCGGATTCCTTATCATATCGTTGAATGACCTTTTTGCATCGTGGGTCAGTCCAGTGTAATTTGGCAATACCTTTGCCATATACCCCATAATCAATCCATCCTTCCTCTCTGGCGACCATTGATAGTTTGATAATTGGGTTGTCAAGGGCTTGACGATGTATTTCGGTGAGACAAAACTCCGGCTCGGCCATCAAATTAAAATCGTTATAGCCGACAGGTGGCAATTGACCGTGGTCTCCGATAGCGATAATCGGGACTTTGTATTCGAGCAGGTCTTTCCAGATTTCTTTGCCGACCATACTGGCCTCATCCACAAATATAAAATCCACGTCCAAGAAATCCTTGCGATACCATCCCTCTATTTTGCCGGTTTTCTCATCGGTTAGCGGGAAATATATAAGGGAGTGGATTGTGCCGACAAAATCGTCCGGACCAATATCCTGCAACTTTGACCCCAATACAATCGATGCCTTTCCGGTATAGGTGATGAATCCGATGCGAATGTATGCCTTGCGTTGGCGTAACTCAGCGGCGAGAAAGCCCAATAAGGTTGTTTTTCCCGTCCCTGCGAGACCGGCCATAGTTGTAAAGGGCTCATCGGTCTTACCGGCGTAAAAATCATCGACCCATGCAAGCAGGTCATTTTGCACCTTTAATTGTTCGGCGGATAATTCAATCATTTTAACTCCCTAAATATCCTTCGCCATTTTTAAAACACCGTGCAAAGCAGATATTTTTTAGTGAGCTTTCATGATAGGTTGATTTGAGACTTTTATTTATAAGACCATTCATATGTTTGTGCTTGAGGACTTTGAACTGTTTGCCTTCTTTGATGATTACAACATCGGCATTGGCGGCGGCGATATTTAAGACCGGCCAGATATCTTTTATCCCGATGTCTTCCAAGGGCTTATCCTCATTACCCATAGTCAGTTGATAGCGGGATAAAATTAAAACTAAGTTTTCATTATTCGTTCTGATTGCCATTTTTCAAACCTCCGTTTAAACCAATTATAAATTATTGCGGCACGAATAAAGAATCCGGCCAAAAATAAAACAGTGGGGACTGCTAAAATCATCGGTATATCTATGATATTAAATTTTTTCATCCTAACAATTATACCTCTGACCGGAATATTTGTCACAAGTAAATATAAATTGAAAGGGTTTATTTATGAAACGTAAAAAGAGTGAATGGTTCCAGGGAATTAGAGAGCTGAGAAATGAGGGAATTAAGGTCGATTTGACCGATGAGCAACTCAAAGAAATTGTAAAATGCTCCAAAGACCCGCACTATTTTATCAATGAATATTGTTATATTATCACACTTGATGATGGTAAACAACTATTTAAGACCCGCTTTTATCAAAACGATATGCTCGATATTATGTGGGAAAATACTCGGTCAATTTTTAAACTCCCACGGCAGTCCGGTAAATCAGCAATCGTGGCGGCATATTTGGTATGGGAAGTCATATTTCAGGATTATCATTCCTGCTCTATTTTGGCAAATAAAGAAAAAGCAGCCAAAAATATCCTGAAAAAGGTAAAGACAATTTACAAGACCCTGCCGATGTGGTTGCAACAGGGCGTGACCGGATGGTCAAAACTATCAATCGAGTTGGAGAACGGCTCATATATCGAAGCATCCGCCACCAGTGCGTCCGGTATTCGTTCGGATTCTATCAATACTCTGGTAATTGATGAGTGCGCCTGGATACCAAAAAATGTATGGGACGAGTTTTACTCATCGATTTATCCGACTGTCTCATCGTCCCGCAAATCAAAAATCATTATGATATCGACTCCCCGCGGGATGAATCATTATTTTAAATTTTGGAGTGATGCAGAACATGGCAAAAACGTCTTTAAACATTACGCCATATCCTATATGGATGTCCCAACTTATGCGGAACCGGGCTTTAAAGAGCAAACAATATCCGAAATTGGTCAGCAGAAATGGATGCAGGAATACGAATGTGAATTTCTTGGCTCGTCCGGCACGTTGATATCGTCTTATCACCTGCAAAATACTCTGGTAATGCAGGACCCCGCAGAAATCAGATTTGACGATAGATTTAGAATATACCAGATGCCAGTGCGAGACGAAAAGGAATCAAAAAATAATCATAATTATATTTTGATATGTGATTTTGGAGAAGGTGTCAGTTTAGATTATAATACTATTCAAGTCATGGATATAACTGCCGGCCCACCGTGGGTCGAAGTGGCCGTTTATGAGGATAATGAAACTGCTCCGTCAGAAATGCCATATATCATCGAGCGAATTGGTAAATTTTACAATAACGCATTGGTAATCGGGGAGACTAATAATCTCGGCATCGGCATCCTTGATGATTTGAACTATGACCTTGAATATGAGAATATATTTTATGGGGACAATGCCCACTTTGGCATTAAAATGACAAAAGCGTCCAAGAAATCTGGTAATCATCGACTCAAACAGAATATTGAAGATGGATATTTGACCGTCCTGGATGCAGGGACGATATCCCAGTTTAGTACATATGTTAAGAAAAGGGACAGTTATTCAGCGGAAGAGGATACCGACCACGATGATTTGGTGACCCCATTGGTGCTGTTTTCCTATTTTATGGCCAATAGAATCTGGACGGAAAATTGGCTCAGCCAAGAGAGGCTCTTGGATACAAATAAGATATCCAAAATTGAAGAAGACCTTTTACCGGCAGGATATGTGGATAATGGAATAGAGGTAACAAATTTCGAAGAAATTGAGGAAGATGATTTCACATTTTTTACTTCTCAATAACGGTAAATAGATATATAAGGTTAAATTTGCTTAAATAGGTAATTTTTAAATAAAGGAGAAAAATTATGGGATTCAGTTTATCACCTTCAGTCAGTGTCGTGGAACGAGACTTATCCCTGACAATTCCGGCTGTTTCGACAACCATATGCGGTATGGTCGGTGAGTTTGAATGGGGACAGTGCAATACTCGCATTGCTATGACAAATGACGTGGACCTTTTTGATATTTTCGGTGACCCCAATGACGTCAATTACAAGTCGTGGTTTTCGGCCTTTAATTATTTGCAATATTCAAGTATTCTCTTGATGGTGCGAGCAATTAACGAAACCACAGCTTTAAACGCCGGATTCATGTTACAGGATACCGGCAATGCAGTTGACCCCATTGCAAACGCCGCAAAAATTATAAACGATGAGTTCGCAGAATCATATACGCCTTCATTTGGTGGGGCAAACGATAAAATCCATATGCTCGCAAAATATTCGGGCGCACTGGGAAATCAAATCAAAGTGGCCATCTCCAATGTCGCCGACTTTGATACTGCTCTGGTCGATACTGGCATCAGCTTCGTTGACCAATTTGAGTTTGCACCAGAAGGCACGGAAATTGCCATAGTTGTTCTGGTCGATGCTCAAAATACCGGCGATTTTGAAATCATTGAGCGATGGATTGTCGATACGGTTCCGGGCGCACAGGTTGATGGAGTCAATGTTTATATCAATGATTACATTATGCAACGTTCTGCTTGGATTTTGGCATATAATGACACATCCAATGCCATTCCGGTTGCATCTTTTGAAGCGCACTTAATGTCGGGCGGTGTAAATGACACTCCAGGAAATTCGGAAATTGAGGCCGGTTTTGATTTGTTTTCAAATGCCGAAGAGGTGGATGTCAATATGCTTATCGATGGTGCATGGACGAATGATACCATTCAGAGATATATTATCGATAATATTTTGGAAGTCCGAAAAGACTTAGTTGGATATTTCAGTCCGCCAGAGAACGATGTTGTCGGCCAGACTTCTGTATCAGCCGCAGTATCGGACATTGTAGATTATCGGAAAAACTTACTTTCAAGGTCAACCTCTTATGCCGGGCTTTTTGCCAACTGGAAATATCAGGAAGATACATTCAATGGTAAATTCAGATGGTTGCCGGTCTCGGCGGATTGTGCCGGTATTATGGCCAATACTGCCCAAGTGAGGGAACCGTGGATTGCAGGTGCCGGATATAATCGTGGCATCGTCAAAAATACCATTAAATTTGCAATCAATCCTGATAAGGGATTTCGTGACTTGCTGTATAAAGATAGTTGCAATCCACTTCTGGTGGATGCGGCAGATGGACCGGTATTGCTCGGTCAGAAAACATTACTGACCAGACCATCCTCTTTTGACCGACTGGATGTCAGATGGCTGTTTATTGTTTTGGAAAAGGCCATCGCCACAGCCGCGAAATTCTTTATGTTTGAGAAAAATACGCCTTTTACTCGCCGACAGTTTGCTGGAATGGTCAATCCATTCCTGCGGGACGTGCAGGGCAAAGAAGGCATCGAAAACTTTCAGGTCCAAGTTGATGAAAACATCAATACACCGGAAGTTCGTGCACGGAACGAATTTAAGGCACGGATTTATATTCAGCCGACATTGTCCGCCGAATTTATCATCCTTGAGTTCATTAACGTGAAATCAGGGGTTGATTTTACGGAGACAATTAGTAAATCAGCATAATTTTCCCGACAGGGAATAATTACATTTAAACTGGGCGGGAGTTGAAATATACTCCCGCACGGGAAAAATATAAGGAGAGTTTTCATGGGAATCAGCATTGAAGATTTTAAATCCGCATTAACAAACGGGTATAGACCCAATTTATACCAAATGGAAATCTTGGGGATGCCGGAAAAATTTGTTTTTCTTTGCAAGGCCACTCAAATACCGGGCAAAAATATCGGCATTGTCGAAGCTCCATATTTGGGGATGAAAGCCAAACTCGCCGGTGATGTGACATTCGAAGACCTGACGGTAACTGTAATCATGGATAATGATTTTGCAGTCCGGAACGGGATGGAACTTTGGATGGAGACCATCAGAGCAAATGAGGCCGCAATTGGTCTGGAATCTGCGCTTTATAAGCGAGTGGGGAATGTCGTTGCTCTGGATAACGAAGGCGAAGAAATTGCAGAGTACACTTTTATTGGTATCTGGCCATCATCTATTGCACCAGTTGATTTATCATATGAGACCAATGATACCCTTGCGGAGTATACGATAACGTTTAGTTATGATTATTGGACCCGCATTTTCTAAATAGGGGATAATCTAATGGCAACCATGTTTTTAGAAAATCTGAAAGCCTCTTTTTCAGATTTTCTCAGGCCAAATTATTATGGTGTAACCTTTTCTGGTAACATTTTCGGGGAGTTCGAATTCGGGTTTTTAACCAAAGGTGCGACCTTCCCGTTTATGACCTATAACACCACGACTGTATTTTATAACAATTTGCCAAGACATTTCGTAAATGCCGTTGATTATGACCCGATACCTTTCACCTTTTTGGTCGATGATGGATTAAAAGTCCTCAGATTTTTTGATAATTGGCGAAAATTAGTTATGAATGATGGGTCACGGACCTTTAATTATAAAGAGGAATATTCCGGCAACATCGAAATCGAGCTATTAAACCGAAAACAATTCATGCGCGCTCGTGTAATTATCAAGGATGCATATCCTGTAAATATTGATAATATAGCACTGGCGGCGGATACAAACGACACGATTATGGAACTGGGCGTTTCCTTTCGGTATGATGACGTCTCCTATGAATTTGATGACGGGCTCAGCATTGCCGGAATCAGGGACACCGTTTTTGACCTTGCACAAGGGACAGTCGGAAAGGGGATTGACTTTTTAAAAGATGGGGTTGAAGGGCTTGCAAATAGGATTCCATCCAATGTTGTCAGTAATATGTTTGGTGGGTTTGGCCAGGGCGGAGGCAAATTTCCTGCATCAGAGGAAGGGATTGCAGAAAAATCCAAGGAAATATTTGCCGGGTTTGGCGGCGGCGGAGCATCATCAAATAACATGGTTGCAAATGCAAAAGACGCCGCGGGAAATATATTCAATTCCTCTACCGGAGACTCAGTCGGAAACTTAAATAAAAACGCAAAAGCGATAGCAACCGGTGCTTTAAATAACGCCACAGGAAAGGTAAAGGGAGAACTGACGGCTCAAGTATCAAATAAAATTAGCTCATTTGGTGGCTCAAAATTAGGCGGCAATATTTCACGGGCCTCAAAATTCGCCAGAGACCCCAGTGGAACAGCTCGGAGTTTTGCAAGCCAAACGGCCAGAAAAGGTAAAGCGGCGGCAACCAAAAAAGCGAAGAGTTTTATTTTTAGTAAAGCAAAGGATATTTTTGGAGGATTATTTGGATAAATTAATAATTTGAAGGAGAATGAAGTATGAAAAAATTGCCAGATATTAATATATTACCCGTGCATGAGTTGTTTTTGCCTGTTTTAAAGCAAAAAGTTTTATTTACACCTTATACAATTGAGCAAGAACGAAACATTTTAACGGCGGCGGACTCGAAAGATATCCAAGCAATCATCAATAATTACAAAAAATTAATTGGTGAATGTTTCACAGAACCGATAGATTTTACCAAATTATCGGCGATGGAGTTTGTCTATATGGCCGTCAATTTGAGATGCAAATCCAAGGGTGAAGTATTAGAAATTGAAACCAAATGTGATAAATGCAAAAAACCCATCGATATGAAAATCAATATTGAGGATAAGGTTATAATTGAAAATCAAGAAAAGGTGAAGGAAATTTGCAAAATCGATGACGATTTATCATTTGAAGTTGTGCCGGTCCGGATGGAATTTTTGTCTGCACTTGAAAATATCGATTCTGAACCGGATCTATTAGTGGCATCGGCCATCTATTCAATTAATAAGGTATTCTGGAAAGAGGAAATTTATGATGCCTTTACTCCAGAAGAATTGAGAGAAAAAATAAAATTGACCCGGCCAATATGTATGAAAATTGTTAAATCAATCAACGATTTATTGAAAATGAAATTGGTGGTTGAGATAAAATGCCTTGATAAGGAGTGTGGATATAAAGAAGATTTTGTGATTCGAGATTTTTTAAAATACTTAACTTGATTGGGACCTATAAAAGCATTGTAAATTATTATAAAGAAATTTTTAATATCACTCGATATGGGGATTATACTCATGCAGAAATAATGAAAATGATTCCCTATGAAGTTGAAATTTTTGTTGCGCTGACCTTGGGTGCAATGGAAGAAGAAAAAAGAAAACGAGACCAATTAAATGGCTGATACTCCAGAAACCAGAGTACTAAAAGATATCAACCGGCATCTGGCCAATATAGATGAATCCGGTGCGGAAGAAGC